TTAGGTTGAGATTCTTTACGCATTCTGAATAAATCTAATGGAGCTATGGCGAAATCGACAGCGGATGCTAGTGCATCTTTTATGTCATCATGAGATGGATTGGTGAAAAGAAGTTCTTCTTCAAGACTCTGGGTATTACCTGAAGGATAGTGCCACATCTGATGGTTGGCATATTTAGGTTCGAGAGTAGCTAGGATACGTTCTTCTTTACTACCTTGCCATCTGGATGGACGATACTCATCTATTGCCAGAGACAATCCATGAGGTCTGATATAACTCTCTTTCAAATCCTTGACGATGACTTGTTGAGCTACAGAGACTTCACATCTGATCTTCCTGAATCCCCATTTCTCATAGAGCTTAAGGATATGTTGGAAGTAATCACTGATCTTGTCTGTCTTGAATCTGTCTATCTCTAGGATGTAGTAATTATTTCTACCATCTACTCCGAGGACAACGATACTGGTCCAGTCGCTTTTCTTCCCGGTCGAGAACGCGAAGTCGACCGACGCGACGACGTTAAGGACTTCTCGCTTGTAGAACCATCGATAGTCTTTTCTGAAGAGATGGTTGGGCTCGTAATATTGGAAGAGATCTCGTTTGATTGGGGATGAGTCAATACTGTGAGGATCGTTGTAGTATTGGGCTCGGAAGTGCACTTTGTTGATATACTGAGCTCGCTTTGTAGCGAGGACTTTGTCATCGAATCCGAACCATTTTCCGTCAGAACGTTGTTGACGTGGCCAGAGAAATTCTCCAGTTCCATCTCCAATCGTTTCGACAGGGTATTCCTCACATTCAAAAAGTGGTCTCGAAGCAGATATATTGCCGTATTCATCGTAGTCGTCTATCTCCATTTCTAGAAGTTTGTTATATAGATCCAAAGGATGGTAGCGAGTACCAACGATCCACTCTTTAGCATCAACAGTTTCGATGGAAGAAAGTAAAGAATACTGGTCAATTACTTTATCCCTGCCGTCTTCTGTGTAAGCATTACCTTGCACGACCACGTCGTCAAGAACAGCGATATCACAGTGAAGACCGACGATATTGCTAGTGAGGCCAGCAGTAAATATACTAGGATCCCGTACAGATTCAGCACGACGTCTAGGGTCATCAAGGGAGATTTCTCTTTCTGTCCATTTCTCCCTCTTCGCTTCCTCCTTGTTAACCATATCAGGCCAGAACAGTCTGTGGTTATCAGAGGTGAAGATATCTTTGATGAACTTTAATTGTTTAGTTGCGAGGTTGGAAGTACTAGAGATGTAAAGGACACGTTTCGTTGGATCACGTGTGAGTTCCCAAGCTACACGATAAGCGATTAACGCTGACTTCATGTGATCTCTCGGGAGTAGTAGGAGTTGATGGGATTTAGCATTACTCGAACACCACCAACGAATTATCTTCCTATGGATGCCTCCTAAGAGACGGAGGGGATGAACAAGTTTAATAAACTCTTCGAGATCACTTTCAGCAAGTTTTCTACGTTCTTCTCTGTCGACATTTTTCTTGATCCTCACTTTCATCGAGACATCATTGTTCCGACGTCAGCAAAGAAGTATTTCTGAGTATTCACAGGTATCACCACAGGAGGTACGAAGGTTGTTATCGTCAATGCTTGAGGAGGTGTAAACGACTGACGTTGTACAGTCCTAAGGATGGGGTTAGGCCAATCATTTTGATTGATTGGAGGAACAAAGACTATGCCTTGGAGTTCAGGTGAAGTATTCTGTGTAAAAGTGTAGTAATCAGAATACTTGCGTAATACAGGATTAGGTCTGTCATATGTCGTTTTAGGAGGCTGAGGAAGCCCAGTTCCTTCTAAATTTATATTAAATCCAGATACAAAACCTCTGATATCAGGCGGCTTAGGAGTTGGATTGGGCAGTCCAGTGGACATTGATGGCATAGCATCTTGTCCAACCAATGTAGTCACAGATAGATTAGGGCCTAACTGTGACTGAACATTGTTAGTATTTCGTCTTCCGACGTTACTTATTATCGGTTGACGAAAAGTCATTTAGCGAACTCCGTTCGCGTATACGATGCGAAGCATCTAGAAGGGCTCATAGATCATGTGTGCACCAAGTAGACCGGTTGTACCACCTGTAAAGGCAGACAGAGAGACTTCACCAAGAGGCTGGGTATTACCTATAATTGAGATTTCTTCACCAGGGGCAGCAACCCAACGGACGATGCCACCGAAGGCGTTGAACGAAAGATTGAGGAGATGAGCAGTAGCTGAACGTTGGGGCTTTGTGGTATTAGTGTTGCCTACTAGAGGAGGAGCAGCAAGAGCAGCAGTAGAAGCATCGAGAGGAGCGTCAGTCTGTCCAGTACCGAGAGAATTCGTAGCTGCAGCAGTCGTATCTCTGGAAAGCACCATAAACGTCGGGGCAGACGCTCCAGCCTGACCGCCGAGATAGACTTCAAGGATGTTGACACGTTGTGTGCCGGAACCACCCTGAAGAAGAAATGGGTAGGTAGCATCGACGAGGTTCGTTGTATCAGCCGTAGCCGTAGGTGTCTGGGTCGTAACCGAGACAATTCGTTTAGCCATATTATGACTCCTTAATTAAACGGGAGGCTATCTTTTCGACCTCATCCATTCTTTGTTTGAAAGTTATACATTCGCCCGTGGATACACGGACTAATTCACATTCGTCACAAACGTAATGGTCACATTTGGGACAGTATCCTCGGTCTCTGGTCCTACCTGGATTCATTATTATGCCTCGTTGACAATGAGAGCATGTCGCCATTGGAAGCTCTTGTTTACCTCCTCCGGAGAGAGTATTATCGGAGAGATAATAACCCTCTAGACTTCGTTTAGAAAACATCACATCCAAATCTGAGACATGAGGGTATCTGCCGCACCGCTGTTAGATAGGGCATCAATCATACTAGCGAAACCTTGAGTATCTGCGGTTATGTTAGCAGTAAAGGTTCCTGCACCAGATACCTGATATTGTACGACTGAGAATTGAGCACTTGAAATAAGTGTCCAGCTTGCCCCTGCTGCACCTGTGTTATTACTATCTGAAATTACTGAGAAGACGAAGGCGGTAGATGCCGTCGTAGCCATGACAGCAGCACCAGCTGTGGAATGTTGAGGTCCATGGGAGTCGAAAGGAGAACTGATATTGGTAGAACCGTTTATCGCAAACACCATACTGTTTGCAAAGAAGATTGTACCGCCGATAGTAACAGTGACGACTTCACTAGTTAAAACTGAAGCTGCAGGAGCCCAATATGTGAATAAGAATTGACCTGAGCCATCAGTCACCGAATCCCTAAGTGTGAACGCTCCCAGAGTAGAACCTACGACAGAAGTTATTGAACCTCCGGAGGATTGCAATAGGATTGAACAAATGACGACATCGTTTGTAAATGTCGTAGTCAATGGATTGTTTGTGATAACTGATGCTACATTTGTTATCTGAACAGTAGATCCGTCTAGTGTAAAAGCCATGTCTCAACCATAATAGAATGCACCTTGACCTGCTGTACAACCGTAGAATTGTCCCGGAGTAGTCTTATCACCATCTAAGTCGACGGGAGTGCAAATGACTCCTGCTGGATAGTCTGTGAGTTTAGTCCAGGTAACTGCATTATCCTTAGACATATAAATTCCCCACTGTGTGGAAGAAACGCCTAAAGCACCTGCGCAATACACTGTAGGATATGTTGAAAAGGGAGCTCCAAAGCCAAATGCTTGAATGTTATAGAAATTGTTTGTACCATCACCAACAGGAGTCCAAGTCACCCCTCCGTCAGTAGATCGTTGGAAACCGTTGGTGTCTTGATCCTGAGCTGTCCAGAAGATATGACCTGCATTTCCTGGTACACATTTCAAGTATCCATTCTGAGTACCAGCAGAAAGAAGTCCGGTATGAACTCTGGTCCAAGACGATCCGTTATTTGTGCTTCTATAAATCCCAGGATTAGTTCCTGTTGCATATAGATAATATGTTCCAATAGTTACACGATCAGCAGCAGTAGCACGTTGTCCCTGCCCACCAAGACCATTCGCTGGTAAGCCTGTTGCTGCAGTCCAAGTAGCACTAACCCCTAGATTAGTTGTGAAGTAGACAGCATTGTCAAATCCACCTGTCCAAACAGCCTTACTGGAATCTGAAACTGCGATACAACCTCCCCAAGCTTGTAAAGGCGGTATCACTGATAATTTAGTCCAGGAAGCCCCACCATTAGTAGATACGGCTGTATCAGGATTACCATTACCGACTTGAGCGATGAGACATACGATTGTTCGTGTCGATGGTGAACTGTTGTAATCGTAATCTATTGTCCAACCGTGGGTAGGTTCATTAGCAATCTTATCCCAGGCATTTGTTACGGTGGAATAATCACCCTTGGCATTGCTTTGGTACATAATCGGTCTGTCCCAACATGCTAGCGTCACAGCACTACTTCCTGGAGGAGAAATAATCATGTTATTTACTAGTGTCTCTTGACCAGAGGTTTGGGAGACGTAGGCAGGATTTAGGAAGGAATGAACAGTTCCTGTACTATTACCACTAGCAACTATCGCTGATCCACCAGGAGTTGCAGAGAGTTGAAAAGCACTGGAAGATAATCCTGTAGATATTACGTAATAAGCCTGGAAGGTATTAAACCCTGTACCCGACATGCCAGATTCAGTGAAGGATACCGAATCCCCAGCAGCGTAGGAATTGGTGCCTGATATTGACGCAGAACCGTTGGTAACTGTTACAGTTACAGGCCATTTAGGTATGAACTTAAACACACCAGTCCCAGTTCCTGTATACAGAGTATACGGAGCACT